TGTCATCGTGCTTTAGACCCACAAAGTTTCACACAAATCTATAATGATAGTTTTGTAAAAAGATATCTCACTGCATTAATTAAAAGGCAGTGGGGAGCAAATATGATTAAGTTTGGTGGAACCAAATTACCAGGAGGAATTGAACTCAACGGCAGACAGTATTACGACGACGGTGAAAGAGAAATTGCTGAAATTCGTAGTCGCATGGCAATGGAATACGAACTACCACCTCTTGACTTTATTGGCTGATGGCACTTAATCCCTTTTTCCTACAAGGTTCCTTTGGGGAACAAAGATTAGTACAAGAGTTGATCAACGAACAACTCAAGATATATGGCGTTGAAGTAACATACATCCCTAGAAAGTATGTTCGCAAACAAACTATCATTGAGGAAGTACAATCTTCTAAGTTTGATGATAACTTTTTATTGGAAGCATATGTAAACACATATGATGGTTATAGTGGTGCTGGTGACCTTATGACCAAGTTTGGTGTCAGTCTCAGAGATGAGTTGACAGTCACAGTGTCTAGAGAAAGATTTGAAGATTTTATTTCACCTTTCTTAAAAGATGAGAGTGATCAAGAAGTTGAAGTATTTGGAAGACCTAGAGAAGGAGACTTAATTTATTTTCCACTTGGCAAACGTTTATTTGAAGTAAAATTTGTTGAGCACGAAAACCCATTTTATCAATTGGGTAAAAACTATGTTTATGAACTTAAGTGTGAACTCTTTGAGTATGAGGATGAAGTCTTTGACACCTCTATTGACACGATTGATACAGTTCTTGAGGACCAGGGTTACATTCTTGACCTTACGATGTTCTCAACGGGTTCTGGTGCCTCTGCGACAGCATCTGTGGGCACAGGATATATCCAGAAGATATTCCTTGATAATGATGGATCTGGATTTACCAGCACACCAACTGTAGCGATTACAACAGCACCATCAGGTGGAACTGATGCTACAGCAGTAGCAATCACAACAACCAGAAACAACATTACCTCTATATCAGAAATCTTGCTGACCAATGCGGGTACAGGATACACCGTAGCACCGACTATTACTATTAGTGGTGGTGGCGGAACTGGTGCTGCTGCTACTTGTGGAATTATTACTGCTCACAGAGGTGTAATATCGTTCACAATCACTGATGGTGGTAGTGGATTTACTACAACTCCTCCAGTATCTATCGCTGCACCTCCTCTGTCTCCAACCATCAATGCTAGTGCTAAAGCAGTTGTATCCGCTGGAGGTTCTATTACTGAAATCAGAATTGTTAATGCTGGTGCTGGATTCTTAGGATCTGCTCCAACCGTAACTATTGGTTCTGCCGCGACAACTGGTATTGGAACTTACTGGTTCAACGAGGTTATCACTGGATCTAGATCTGGTATGTCTGGTAGAGTCAAGAGATGGGATGCAGATACCAATATCCTTCGTGTCGGTCTTACTTCTGGTTACTTTTATGCTGGTGAGACACTTACTGGCGCTAAGTCTGGTGCCGCCTATGTTATTAAGAATACTGGTGTGGCAAACACTGAGACCGATAAATACAGAGACAATGATGAATTTGAAACACAAGCAGATAGTCTAATTGACTTCAGCGAAACTAATCCCTTCGGAACATACTAATGTTAGGATCTTACTACTACCACGAAATTATCAGAAAGACTATCATATCTTTTGGTACTTTGTTTAATGATTTAAACATCAAACACAAAGACTCAAGTGGTGGTGTTGTAAGTCAATTGAAAGTCCCTTTGGCGTATGGTCCAACACAAAAGTTCTTGGCAAGATTAGAACAGCAGGCAAATCTGGACAAACCAGTTCAGATCACAATGCCTAGAATGTCTTTTGAAATGACATCTATCGCATACGATTCTACAAGAAAGTCTGGAATTACTCAAACTTTCAAAGCGGTTGATGGAAATAGTAATATGAAGAAAGTCTTCATGCCTGTCCCATATAATATTGGATTTGAACTCAGCATCCTATCAAAGTTAAATGATGATGCTCTTCAAATTGTTGAGCAAATACTTCCATATTTCCAACCATCTTTCAATATTACTGTAGATTTGGTTGAATCAATTGGAGAAAAAAGGGATATTCCGGTAGTCTTAAATTCAGTCAATTTTCAGGATGATTACGAAGGAGACTTTTCTACACGTAGAGCTTTAATATATACTTTACGATTCACAGCAAAAACTTACCTGTTTGGTCCTGTTGCTGAGA